GCATTGTAATTATTAACATGACCTTCCAGTGTCTCAATTATACCATTTTCATTCAGACATTTCTTTCTGAAATCATTAAATCCATGCTTTTTAAATGGGCACGGCACTCTCTCGAGTGGGTTTAGACTATATCTTAAGCTTTCATCGCGAGTGATTAATTCGCTCCAGCCCACGGGCATTTAGTCGTTGAACCGCCTTCATATCCTTATCATAATGGATTTAGAAGACTGGCTGCGGATTGTCTTTATATTATGCCTTTTTACTATACCTTATGTTGTTAGCATAAGCCGCCATCCTAGTTTCCTAGATGGTTTAGTAGCATAATCCTAGCAAGATATCCCCGCAATTTGGACGTGTTGCGTTCTTTTAAAAGAACACTAGCTATTCTTTTGGAATAACTCTTAACGGCAAACACTTTATGTTCGGTCATTGACCGACCATTCATAAACCGTTCATGAAAAGTAGCCTCATTAACTTCTCCTTTGCCCACGTATTATCATATAAGCAGTCATCCATGATGACAAAAGTTCGAGGATCGATTGTAGATCTTTTAAATTGTTCCATTTCCTTTTTGATTTGTTTCAAGACTTGCCGCTGTCGCTTCAAGATGTTCTCAATGATGGCCGTATTATATTCATTATGGATGAATAATTTTGGCACCAGTTTGCCGTAAAATCCGTTGCCCTCTTCTGTTCCTGAGATGACTGTTCCGATAGGAATATCTTGATGATAATATAATAAATCTTTTACTAAAAATGATTTACCAGTGTCACGTCGGCCAATTAAAACAACAACGGGACCCTTAGATTCATTAGGCTTAAAACTGATAGATTTCATATCAAAACGTTTTAGCTCTAAATTCATTATTATACTATTATATATTTTAAAAAAAGAATATTATTCTACGCAACTAAGAATGCAAGACTTTAGTCTTTAAACTTTAGGCATTTATTCCCGGATTTTGTTAGTTTAAATATATTTCATTTATAATAAGTTAAATACAATTATTATTATTATTTTTATTAGCTAATGGCAATCACTGTGAATTATCAAAAGAGAAAGAACTTCAATCTTTTCAACAAATTTCAATCTAATCCCAATATTTCTCTTTCTAATGTTCAAAATTATCTACCCATTTATGATCGTTTTTTTTCATTGAATACTACTAATTTTAACTCTATTAATTTAAATCATATGTGGAATATTTCAGATATTAAAGATGTTAAAAAAAAGGATAAGGATGTTTTATTTGAACATGAGCATATTTATACATGCAAACTAAAAAATTTAGCAGACGATGAAGATTTCGCAATGACACAAAAGGTTTTCATTAAAATGGCGCCTTTGTTAGATCCATTTAAATATCTTGTAGGCAAATATAATCACACAGACGAACATCTATTTGATTTACCTTCTATTGATAAGAGTAAAAAAAATCATCCTAAAATAGCAGATACTAACAATTCAGCATATGTTGATGGGTTTTTCTCATTCTTAACCAGTCAAGTTTTACATAAACATAATTTTATTCATGGTCTCGATTATTTCGGGTCTTTTTTAGCTATCAAAAATAATTATAAAATTAATGTAATTGATGATATTGATTATTTAATTCAATCTGATTTTTTTAATAAACAACAAAATGTGTTATTTACAGTCGATGATTATTCTCATTTAATTACAACTTTACAAGAACCAGGTCTTAAACCACTTAACATCATGAATATTTCTCAAAAATCTAATTTATCTTTGAAATCAATTGATGAGACAATTTTTGATAATATATTTGAAAATTCAAATGCTAATTCAACAGTTTCTAATGATATTGATACTACGTTTACGTTAGATGACGTTAAGACACTTAATATTGACCTTATTGATATTACCAGTTCTATTGATATTACTGATCAAAAAAAATCAGCAAGTCTTAAATCTGGTTCTACTTGTTCCTCTAGAACATCGCATACAAATGAAAATGATTTAATCGACGATGATGATTTTATTGAAGATTTAGACTGTTTAAACTCTAGATCAGATAACGGGTCTGTTAAATCAAAATCTGGATCAAACGGATCAAATGGATCAAATAGTTCAAATAGTTCAAATAGTTCGAATAGTTCGAATGGATCTGATGTATCTGATGTAGAAGAGGAAAAATTAATTTTAACTATTCAAAAATTTCCAGTTCAAGTTATTTGCATGGAACATTGTGAAAATACGTTAGACGATTTAATCATTAATACGGATTTATCAGATGACGAATGGCTATCTGCTTTAATGCAAATAATTATGACACTGATTACATATCAAAAAATATTTTCCTTTACGCATAATGATTTACATACAAACAATATTATGTATATACCAACTAACAAAAAATTCATTTATTATCATTATAAAAAGAAATACTATAAAGTCCCTACTTTTGGCAAAATATTCAAACTTATTGATTTTGGGCGTGCTATTTATAAATTCGATAATAAACTATTTTGCAGTGATAGTTTTCAAACTGGAGGTGATGCAGCTACTCAATATAATACAGAACCTTTCTTTAATGATAAAAAACCCAGACTAGAACCTAATTTCAGTTTTGATTTATGCAGACTAGCATGTTCTATATTTGATTATATCATTGATGATATGGATAGCATTAAAAATATTAATACATGTGATCCTATTGTTAAATTAATTGTTGAATGGTGCACTGATGATAATGGTATTAATGTTCTTTATAAAAATAATGGAGCGGAACGTTACCCTGAATTTAAATTATATAAAATGATTGCTAGATGTGTTCATAATCATACTCCAAACGCACAATTGGATAGACCCGAGTTTAGCAAATATGTTATTTTAAAAAATGGGGTTTCAAAAGGAGAAACTATTATAGATATTGATGAATTACCATCATATGTTAGCTGTTAGTTAGAATGGATCTAAAATTTGCTTAAATGTATTAATTATTAAATATTAATTAATAAAATATAAACATTTAATATAAATGTCATATGGATTTATTATTACAAGACATGTAAATTCTATTATAACTAATCAATATTGGAACCAATGTGTTAAATTAATTAGAACATATTATCCATTAAGACAAATTATAATCATCGATGACAATAGCAATCAGAATTTTGTTACAGCCGATTGTGATTATATAAATTTACAAATCATACAATCTGAATATCCTAAACGCGGTGAACTTTTACCATACATTTATTTTTTAAAACATAAATGGTTTGATAATGCTGTCATCATACATGACAGTGTATTTATTCATAAAAGAATACCTTTTGAACTATTTACATATCCTGTATTACCTTTATGGCATCATGAATATGATAAAAATAATTTGAATAATTTACTAAGAATTTGCGGTAATTTAAAAAATAATGTAGCTCTTAACCAAAAATTAAATAACACCTCTTCTTCTGATATTAGAATACTTGGTTTAAATAATAATAATAAATTTGATTTATGTTTTGGAGTTCAGTCATATATTAATTTGCATTTTTTAGAAATGTTAGAAAATAAATACAACATTACTAATTTGACATCAGTCATTAAAAATAGGACAGATCGATGTGGATTAGAAAGAATAATGGGTTTACTTTTTTGGCAAGAAAATCCAAAACTTAAAAATCATAGATCCCTCTTTGGTAATATATATCATCATCATCAAGCATTTAAATACAAGTATAATAATTATTTACAAGATTTTAATAATAAAAAAGCATGTAGACCATTTGTTAAAGTCTGGACTGGTCGATAATTCCACCTTTACCGTGTTCGCAATGCGAACACGGTAAAGGTGGAGCCAAATTAAACTATAGTTATCTACATTTAATACCGATAATACATAATAAAATTGAATTAAATATATAAATGTAATTTATTATATAAATAATACAATGGGAATTTATATAATAAAATCTTTACATTCTAATTGGATAAAAGTGGGTCATCATTTAATAACAGAAAAAAGACGTTCTGTGTATTATAGATTTATTAATCGTGGTTTTTATTCGGTAGTTAGACCAAATGAAATTAAAGATAAAGTTAGTTTCAATGATTTACAACTCCTTTACTGGTTTAAAAATTTAGATATAACAAATGAAGAAAATTTACATAAACAACTCAGATTATTATATGAATATAAGGGCGAATGGTATAAATATGAAAATTTAAATGATATCATAAATATCATGTATAAAGATTATAATGGATATTTACAAATGCCGTCTATTGATGAATTAAATGATGCTATGAAATGGTGTGATGATTTAAATAAAAAAGGAGTTTGATAAATGTAAAATAATTGTTGTCTAATAAGTTTGGCTCCACCTTACCCGAAGGGAAAAGGTGGATTAGAATGGAGGGTTGTCAGTAAAAGCAGCAGGGCTTTCGACTATAGAGCTATCCTTAATCACTGGACTTAACTGTTCCAAAATAAAGTTCCCAAATATAACACTAACATAAACAACCAAAGTGTCCCTAATTAGGACCTTTAATGGTTTGCTTTCCTTTTCGATATATTGCATTTCCAAAAATTTGGCAATAAAAAAAATTACAGATATTATTCCCGCTACTAAAAATATATTATCCATTTACAATATATTTTTACAATTCATTTTTAAATTTAACGCAATAACTTACGCTAAAACTTCTATATCATCTAACAAAAAATTAGGTTCTAACTCTAACATTTTTTCACCAATTACGTGAACATCTAAACTATTTAAATCAACTAATTCATCTGAAATATTTAGTTTTTCATCATCATCGCCATCTTCCTCGTCCATTTTTCTTTGAATATTTCTTAAATTGCTTATTTCTTCCAAACGTTCCAAGGTTTTTGGCGCGCGTATTAACTCCTTCTTCCCTGTTGCATTTACAGTCTGATCAACATCATTAAATTTTATACCCTCTTTCGACTTATTCTTGTTTTCGCTTATAAAAGAAGTTTCTCCTCTCGCATTTAACGCCTCAGTTTTTTCTACTATTTGTTCTTTTATTTCTTCAATAACATCTTCTTCTACAGTTTCATCCATATATGCTTTCAAAATGTGTTCAATTGGAATACTTTCTCTAACCGCATTTAATATACATTCTTGAACAATCGTCTCTAATTCTCTGTTGTGTCTTTGTATTTGCAAAGGAACTATATTTATTTCAAATAAATATACATTTTTATAAACCTTTCGCGCCACATTAATATATGCCTTATGAATAAAATCGTCTAGTTTAGGTATATTAATATCAATCTTTTTTTGCTTCTGACCAACTCTCATTGCTGTTAAAAGCTTCAATTGAATTATATGCACGCATGTTACCAATTCTTCTAAATACCCACATCCACTCTTTTCAATAATACGTTTTTTCTCCTTTTCAATAATATTTGCATTCCACTTTGGAATTCGTGTTATTAGATTTTGAAATGTCATTAAATATTTATCCATCTCCTCATTTACTCTACATAGTTTTACCGACTCGTCAAAAATTGACTTAAGTCCTTCAATTATTAATGGCGTTAATATCGTTAGTAAACGTGCACCCCATTCATTCTTTGACTCATGTAACGAACTTACATTAAAATCATCCATTTTGTTATATAAAAATTGGATCTTATTTTTTTACTATTTAAACTCACATTGATTGGGATCAATCCGACTATGCCTATTGGATCGACCTGTATCAAATCATGAGGTCTAAGACGGCAGAACTATTTCACATGCCCTTACATAAAAGCATGGGATCATGAGGTCTAAGACGGCAGAACTATTTCACATGTCCTTACATAAAGCATGGGATCGTAAGGTCTAAGACGGTAGAACTATTTCACATGTCCTTACATAAAGCATGGGATCATAAGGGAACGGCAGTTCCCTTACATAAAAGAAATATTATCTAAATTCGTTTCCAAATCCAAAAAAGTAAAGTTCAAAATAAATAATATTAATAATTTTTCATTTCTAAATTCCTTTCTTACTTTATTAAAGGCAACCAATAATTCATATCTTTTTGTGTCGTCTATCTGAAATGCTGATCTATCTTCTAATAATTTAATTACGTCCAATGCACTATATCCTTTTTCATATAATTTTGTAATAAAAGCAATTAAATCTGTTTCTAAATTTATACCCTCGAATGTTATCGGTTTTAACAATTCTTTTTTTAACCATTCCGATCTTGTATTTTTTATATTTGTTAGTTTAAATGTTTCATCCAGATTATATTTATAGAGATTTATTATTTTACCCTTGTATTCTGGTTCAGGTATATATATCTCGCAAAAACGTGATAAAATCGGTTTCAATAATTTATATTTGTCTTCTACTATTATGAAAAATCTGGTATTATGACTGAATAGCTCGATACATCGTCTTAGAGCGGACTGTGCGTCCATTGTTAGTTTGTCTCCATTTAATAAGATAATACTCTTGAATGTATTCCCACCATTTGAATTTATATGTGTCTTCGCAAAAAATTTTAATTCATCCCTTATAAATTTAATACCTTTACCATGCGCGCAATTCACATACATTACAAAATCTCGAATTTTCTCCTTGTTACCTTCATAAATTAAACTAATAAAATCATTTACAATTGTGCTCTTACCTGAACCAGATGATCCGTTAAAAATAATATTTGGGATCTTATGATTTCTATGAAAATATTCTAATTTATCTTTTATTTTTTGATGGATATTTAAAGACATGATGTTTATTAATATTAAAATAGTGTTTTTATATTTTAATATTACGTATTTTATATTTATATTTATATTTATTATTACGTAGATTTTGTTAGTTTGTTTATCTATGCTACGCTATTAAACGGAAATGCATATGGATTTGATTTTAAAGTTTCAAGAAGTGCTGGATCCATTCTATTACAATCGCTTGTAAACTGATTATTTATTGCTGGACCATGTATTTTTCCATATGTTTGCACAGATGGTCCGCTTTGTATCACTGCGCTAGGCGCCCACATTCGATTATTTTCGCGATCACAATCTAGCTTAGAATGCGACACATTCATCTGTGAATTGAATGTAGCCATGTTTCCCTGATTTGTTCTGCCAACTATCGATTTCTCTTTTGCTTCATTGTTTGTCTGCCTGTAATTCACATCATATTGTCTTGATCCATGTTTGGTTCCCGAACCACCCATAGAATTCATTTGGCAAAAGTCTGTCGTCGTATCACGCTGATTTGTTATTGATTGTTGATCAGTTACTTCATAAGCGCCATTTAATTGATTACCAACATAACCATTCGGTCGGTAAAGAGTTGTCTCTTTAACCGTAGTAATTGGCACATCACCTTGGGTCTGCACATAGTTTCCCGGAACTTCCCCAATTATATTTCCATATATTCGCATATTACACACATATTCCTCCTTTCTTGCCGGTTTAAATACATCCATTAATGGCGCAATGACGGCACCAATAGCACCTGAAAACCCGGATCCAAATGTTTGCGGTTGCTGATTAACACTTCTGCTATTTGTATAATTTGTGTGGCTCCTTAAAAAATCCTCACCATCTGTATGCGACCCGGTTCCTGCAGCATTTGAAGGACCCACAGGATGTGCTCCCAATTGCATTCGTTTTGTTAATTCATATTTTTTAGGAACATAACTCGCCGTTTTTAAAACCGCATTTGGCGTGCCAGTTAATTGCGTCGTTGTTTCATTTCTATGCGATTGTTTAAGCACTTCTTCTGCAACCACGCGTTGGGCCTTTTCGGCTCCAGTTGTCGTAAGCCAACGATCTTGACTATTAATGAAAAATGTATCCGGTCTATTTTTCTCAACCTTCCCTAAAAGTCCTACATTTGTAATTGCTGACTGCGCTGGTCCTTGATGATTTGCTAATGAAAATTCCTCCTTGGGATTGGTTGCTATACGTAATTCATCCACTGTTTTTGGCAACCATTGATCCCGTGCCTCCATCCCTGAGTTGAACCCTCCGCTTCCATCCGCCGAATAACCTTTATCTAAACCCGGTCCAACACGAACCGACTCGAATGGCTTTACCATGTTATTCTTTTGCCCTGGATTTACACGAGATTGATAAAATTCACTCATATTTGGCGCACCATAAGCCCACTGAATATTTTCTTGTGGTTTAAAAAGCGGTGCTTGCTCAATCTTCTTAATTATTTGAGAACCTGTTCCTGCATAATTGTCTAAAATTGTTTCGGCATTGTTATTATTATATGTTTGCCCTCGAGGTTTTGCACCATTAAATGGAACCATATTATTATGTTTAAATTGATCTGACGCCATGTAATCTCCTGTTAGCGAATATACTTGCTGAATTATGTCGCCTACAGGTTTTCCAGCTCGCTCCTTTTGCTCATATGCGTTTTGATTGAAATACTTATCCGATGCCGTATTTGGATTTGGATATTCCTGAACTGTATCAATTAACTCTGGATTATTCATTATTGGATAATTTTGCGGAGGAACATTAGTGTTTGGCAAATAATTTGGCTTTTTACCCATGTTATTAAAACCTTCATTATATGCATTTTTTGGCGTATCATTTTTTTTATTTGAAATAATATACATTCCTCCTAGTGCTATTAGTGGTATTGCTAATTCCATTATTATATATATACTTTTAAAAAAGAATATATTTAATTTATAATTTATAATTTATAATTTATCTTGAACCTTGTATTTCACAACTGTTTTTGGATCCACAAGTTGAAGGACCGCCTATATAAGTTCCTTGGGTTTTTTGTCCTGAGGAAAACTGCTTCATCGGAACCGTATATCCTTGATCATTCAACGGCACACATTCAAATCCTCTTTTAAAATGTTCCTTCTCTAAAACACGTGTGCTTATATAATTGCCAAATTTCATCTCTGTATTTTTTTGCGGGTTGTTCGGCAAAATGTATGCATGATTTTGCTGTAAATCTCGAGCAGTCCAGGCCGGCATTATCGCTCTCGATTGCTCTGTGGTTATAAAAGTGTCGCAAACTGGATATGAAATAGGAGCAGCGTTTACCTGAAACCGCTTATAAGGATTTGAACTCGAATTTGTCAAAATATTTGTAGTATTTTTTATATCCCGGTTCAACCTTTTATCTATTCCTAAAAGAGCGCTTTGAATATCGACCGAATTTGTCCACAAATTGCCACCCCACTTTTGCGGAATTATTTGCGGATCTAAAGCAAAACATGGTTTGTCTCCGTTTCCTGGAACATCAATTATCCAACGACCTTGGTCTGTTTGCTGCTGAAGCTGTTTTGTTATTCTGCATGGATCATCATGAAATCTGGTAAATGCCATTATATATATACTTTTAGAAAAAGTTTATAAGCGAAGCGAAGCAAACGCAAAATCGTATTAATATTTAAGATATTACAATAGTTGAATTTGATCCTATAATATACCATTTGGACCGTGAAGCATTCCATATTAATTCGATTGATTGTCCTTTGTTTACTAATTTTATACTTTTTTGGTATTCTATATTATTATAAACTACCGCTTCACTTGTATTTAAGTTAATAAAAAGAGGCCCGTATGTATAACTGGATACAGTTTTAATATAATATAATGGAGATGATCTCACTCCAAATGCTTCTGTTGTAGCAACTAACACTTCTTTGGCTGTAGATTGCTTATTGTAAATTATTGCATTAAACTTTATACTTGACGAGAGTTTTGTTAAATATGTGGTATTTTGATATAATTCACCATTCTCTTGAGCAGTATAAATATTTTTGCCTGCATACAAATAAATAATGGTTACAGGGCTTATCGGAGTATATAGATAAGACGTTGGATTATACACTGATCCATCCCATTTCAGTGTAAAAGCATAGTTAAAAGGTGACCTAAATACGCCTCCTACATAAAAACATGATTTTACAGTATCATATTCAATAGTTAATGGTTGTAGATCTAAATCATTTACTATAGATTTACAAGACTTAGCCATATATCCCAGTTCGGCCACTTCCAAATCTATCAATTTACTGGTTATGCTGCCTGATCTAGTAGTAAACTTATTAAAATTACCACCAATAATTAAATGGTTTTGATTGTTAGGGTCGGCTTTAATAAAAGTTATTGAACCATCTGTGCCAGCCGCGTCATAATCGTCCATAGTATAAATCTGTAATTCAGCATCTACAATAGCTAAATATAGCATCGCGGTTCCTTTTACACTCGTCCTAAAGTCGCCACCAAAATATAAATAATTGTTATTGTATTCAACACAGTTTACTTGAGCACTAAATCCAACATATGAGGAACGATCGATCCACTCAAACAGTTGAGGAGCTGTATCCCAATTATTAATATAACAGGCAAAATTAACATATACTGATGTGTCATATGTTCTAAAATTACCAACGACTATATTTCCAAACTTTCCTCCTACGTGTAATATTTTATTAATGCGTCCATCGAATTTATATGTATATTCTGTCCAAATTTTACTTCCATCGTTTGTATAATATATATATCCTTCATTTGTCCCAAAAATAGTTTTAACCTTTTCAAGGTTGGTATTGTCATTTTCAAAACATGTTGGATAATCAGTTGCAGAACCTGATTTCCAACCAGATGTAAGGACATCCGACAATAATGAGGTAAAACCCGCAACAGGTTCGATATCATTTATATAAAGTTGTATTTGATTAGCATCACGATCCTCTTTGATCATGGTTGTATCTGCTGTCAAAAAATTTACATTTTTTGGAGCTTTAGGTCCTGTTGCCCCTTGTATTCCTGTTGCCCCTTGTATTCCAGTTGCTCCTTGTATTCCAGTTGCACCTTGAGATCCTGTAAATCCTTGTATTCCAGTGGCACCTTGTATTCCAGTAGCACCTTGTATTCCAGTGGCACCTTGAGATCCAGTTGCACCTTGTGAACCAGTAATTCCTTGTATTCCAGTTGCACCTTGAGATCCTGTAATTCCTTGTATTCCAGTTGCACCTTGAGATCCAGTTGCTCCTTGTGAACCAGTAATTCCTTGTATTCCAGTTGCTCCTTGTGAACCAGTAATTCCTTGTATTCCAGTTGCGCCTTGTATTCCAGTTGCACCTTGAGATCCGGTTGCACCTTGAGATCCAGTTGCACCTTGAGATCCAGTTGCACCTTGAGATCCGGTAATTCCTTGTATTCCTGTTGCACCTTGTATTCCTGTTGCACCTTGTATTCCGGTTGCACCTTGTATTCCTGTTGCACCTTGAGATCCTGTAAATCCTTGTATTCCAGTGGCACCTTGTATTCCAGTTGCACCTTGTATTCCGGTTGCACCTTGAGATCCAGTTGCACCTTGAGATCCAGTTGCACCTTGTATTCCGGTTGCACCTTGTATTCCTGTTGCACCTTGTATTCCTGTTGCACCTTGTATTCCTGTTGCACCTTGTATTCCGGTTGCACCTTGTATTCCTGTTGCACCTTGTAAACCA